TTTGAGCGTATCCAGTTCGCCCAGTTTGACGCTCAGGGTGTCCACTGTTTCAGTGAGTTTGGCTTTTTCTGCTTCTACGGCACCGATGCGCTTGTCGTTGACGGTTTTGAATTCGTCAAATTTGCGGCCAAGGGTTTCGGCTACGTCTTGTACATCTTTCAATTCTACTGGCATGTTTTTTTCCTCAGAGTTTGGTTATCAGAGATTTGAGACTATCAAGCGCGGTTTCCGCCTCTGCATCTCGCAGGCTGAGGGCGCTGTATCCATTGGCCATGAAGCCTTTGGCTTGCTGTCGGGAAAATCCTGCTTCTCGCAGGGCTCGCTCGACATGGCTGGGGGGCGGTATGTCGCCTTTTTCCAGCAAACTTTTGACATTGGCTATACGTGCTTCATCATTGGCCGGGAACGTCACCAGCGAAACTTCGTACAGGTCAATTTCCTTGAGCAAAAAGGCTTCTTTTGCCCGGTCATATTCGGAATCCTTCAGCAAATAGCCGATGGATAAGCCGGTCAGACTGCCCGCTTTCATGTGCGCATGGGCACGTTTGGCCAGTGGGTCGTCATCGATCAGCAATCTGCCCTTGATATACAGCCCGGTGTCGTCTTCTTTTATCTCGGTGTAGATGCCGATGGGCTCATCCGTGCGGTGCTGCCACAACAGGGCGGGCATTTGGTTCCTGGCTTGCCAGTTGGCGAGGCTTTTGGCAAAGGCTCCGGGCATGACGATATCCGAGACCTGGTCTTTCACGCCAAATACCGAGCCGTAACCCTCAAATTCGCCGGTGTCACTGACGGCCTTCAGGGTCAACTGGGCGTCAAATCGCTGTTTTGTCGTTATTGGCATCGGTATTCTCCGGTTTTTTGTCGTTTTCTTCTGGTTTGGTGGTCATGTTCAGGGGGGTCAGGTAGGTGTTGCCACCTTCGCGGGGGTTCATGTCTTCAAGGACTCTGACGTCATTTGGCGATAAAAAGCCCCAGTTTATGCCGACGGCGTAGGCGTCATAGCGGCTTTTCAGATCCCCCCGCAGTAGTGCGCCGGTGTTGAATCGGGCGTAATAGGTGCTTTGGTCGGCCTGACTGAGCAGCCCCATGCGTATGCGCTGTTCGATCCTGGTCAAATAAGGCACCAGTGAGTAATTCACGAAGCTGATGGACTGGTGTTCGATGTTGCTGAAGGTGGCCTTCTCCAGATTGGCGATCAGGTGAGGCGGTACGCGGAATATTCCGCAAATTTCATCACGCTGGTATTTTCGTGTTTCCAGAAACTGGCTGTCTTCAGCGGAGATGGCAATGCTTTGCCACTTGAGCCCCATTTCCAGAATCATCGGTTTGTGCGCGTTGGCCAAACCCTGATGATTTTCTTCAAACTGCTTTTTCAGGCGGCTGAATGCGGCGTCAGACAGTTGCTGATCGGTGGCCAGTACGCCCGAGGTCACGGCACCGTTCTGGAATAACCGGCTGCCATGCTCTTCTGTGGCCAATCCCATGGCTATGGCTTCACGGGCGTAGGTGATCGGGCTTAGTCCGTGAATGCCGTCCAGGGTAAACAGGCGCACATGCCAGATGTCATCCTGTCCCAGCGTGGCGGTTTGGCCATTGCGCCAGGTGACATGATATTCGGGCTGATAGGCGTCATCCAGTGTTACCGTGACGGCGGCCGGGTCCAGGGGCAACAGTTCCTGAACCTGTCCCAGTGCGCGTACTTTGTAGGCGTAAAAGTTGCCACGCAAACAGAGGCTGGCCACCAGCAGCTCCCAAAACTCCTGCGCTGTCATGTAGTCGTTGGGCGCTACGTTCAACAGTCGGTAGAGGCGATGGGTTCGCGCCTCGCGCTTGTCCTGTTCATGCTGACGGTATAGCTTGCAGGGCAACATGCCGACCGATTCGCTCAACACTCGCACACAGGAAAACACCGTGGCCATTTGCATGGCCTTGGTGGTGGTGATTGCCTTGCCGGTGTAGGTGTCGTAACTGTAGCCAAGCACTGAGGCGAGTTTGTCGGGACTATCTATTATTGTCGGGGCATTTTTGTTGCCGAACATTCGCTTAAATACGTTCATTACAGGCTCCGCAGGCCATAGCTTTCAAGGTGTTTGGATAAATCCGGGGTTTCTTCGGCACGAATTGCCCGTCCAAGTGCCATGATCAACGCCACAACACCATCAATTTTGTTTTCCGCATACTCCTTGCGGGGGTAAATGTTGTCCTTCGCGTCCAGATGGGCAACAACGTTGCTGATCATCCAGGTCAGTACCGGTGAGCCGTCATGCACCAGACAGCCATCCAGCACACGGGCTTCCAGTTCCTTCATCGGCTCACTCATGTTTTGCACCGTTTGCCGGTACTCGACCATGGGCAAGCCTTCTTCCTGCATTCGGGTGGCCAGATAGGTGGCCTGCCAAGGGTCGAAAGGGACTCCTTGCACGTCAAAATCTGCCGCAAACTGGCGAAGATCCTGCTCGATCACGGCGTAGTCGGTGACTGCTCCAGGCGTCAGGTGTATCAATCCCTGACGCGCCCAACCGGCGTAATGCTGATTTCGGCCATCTTCGGCCGCTTCTTCCGGCAGGTAATATCGTCCGAAAACATAGTATTTTTCATTGCGCCGGAACAGGATAACCGCTGCTGCCACGTCAATCTTGCTGGCCAAATCCAGACCGATCCAACAAATCTCACCGGCAAAGCTGGATAGTTGCAAACTGCTATCCCCCGCCCTATCCCATGCCGCCATGTCCATCCAGGCCGTGTCTGCATTCACCCAGATGTTCAGATGCTTGGTTAGAAAATTGTTGGTGGCCGAGGCCATGACCATAGCTTTTCGCGCCTTGCGCTCCATGTCTTCGGGGTTAACCGATATGCCCCAGTTGGGATTTGCTTTCGCCCAACAGCCGGGGTCTGTCCACTGGTCTTCATCGTCCAGCGTGTAAACAATGCCGAAATAGCTTTCGTCACGCTCTACGCCATTCAACAGTTTGCTGACATAGCTGCGTTGCTCGTAACAAATGCCGGTACGGTTAAATCCGGCGGTGGTAATCAGCCATAACAGGGGCTGCTTTCTGGCACCCGTTGCGGATTCTATGACGTCAAAAATTTCACGCGTTTTATGTGCGTGCAATTCGTCAATGATTCCGCAATGCACATTTAGTCCGTCAAGATTTCCGCCTTGATCACGCGATAACGCCTTGAATACGCCGTTACTGCTTTCAACATAGATCGTGTGCGCACTGCTCTTGACCCGGAACCGCGCCCGCAATCCGGGGGTACTGTCTACCATGGCCTTGGCATCGGTCCAGGTGATCCTGGCCTGATCCCGCGTGGTCGCCGCACTGTAAACCTCTGCCCCCGGCTCGCCTTCAGCGGCCAGACAGTACAGACCTACACCGGAGGAAAGGGTGCTCTTGGCATTCTTCCTCGGTACTTCGATGTAAGCCGTCTTGAAGCGCCGATAACCTTCAGTATTCACCCATCCAAAGACGGTGGTCAGAATGAATATCTGCCACGGCTCAAGTGACAGCTTGCCTCGCTGCCTCGCCCATTCACCTTTTACATGTGGCAGTAATTCAATGAATCTGCAGATGCGAATAGCCAGTTCCGGGATGAACCAGAATGGAAATTCGTTGGTGCCTTGTTGCTCAAGATCACGCAACTGTCGCTCGCAGGCCTGCCGCGTGTATTTGCAGGCAAGAACTTCACCCGCTACTACTTGCCTGGTGTAATCCTCCGCAATCCGGAGGTAATCCTTTTGCGCTGTCATCAAAAATCTTCAAACCCACCCAGATCCAGCTGGCCTTGTTTGGGTGCCTTAATGGCGGATCTGGAGGCCGGTGTATGACCGAATTCGCGCCCGGCTTTCATCACTTCATTCCACAGTTTGTTACGAACATGAAACGCCTGAGACATTTGCAAATACCCGTTGGGAGTTTGTTCCAGCATGTCCTCAATTGCCTTGATGGCATGACTGACCATTACGAACTTGGTATAGGAATCAAGGTAGGCATAAAACGTCATGCCATCCGCGACAGACAACAACCCCTGACTGGCCAGCATGGGCGCAATATCAGACCAGACCTTTTTTACGCAGTCAGGCGCATCGGCAGGGCAGTTCGGAATGCCGGTATCAACCTTCACGCCGTGGGCATCACGATCACCCCGGAAGGTTCCCTCAAGAACTTTAAGCTGCGGTGGCTTTTTGGGTCTGCCCATCGTTTAACCCCCCCTGCCTTTTTTTTGCCTTTGTGAAAGTTTGCGAGAGGCTAACGTTCCGGGGGCTTTGCTGGCAGGGATTTGACCCGCCCTCCCCCTTTGTGCCTCTTGCTGTGTCTTCTCGTTGTGACAAGACCGACACAACAACTGCAAATTGGCCAGCGTATCGGCTCCACCTTCGCGCTTTGATCTGATGTGATCCACATCGCGCCCCGGTGTAATGCGACCGAAGCCCAGACAGCACTGGCACAGCCCTTGATCCCGTGCGATCACTTGTTCACGCAGTTGGTCCCAGTGCCGGCAATACCTTGATCGTCCCGACCCATACTTCTTCTGATGCTGTGCCCAGTTGATCTGCCTCGCCTTATCGACATGCACAGCACAGAAGCCATGTATGGCAATCGTGACTGCAGAGCAACCGGCACACTTGCAGGGCTTGGGGATGCGCGCAGCCATTATGTCAGGCTGATGTCGGCATCGGTCAGCGTATACTGACCATCCGCTGCAAAGGCTTCAGCGGCACTCAACGCGCCCTTGTCCACGCACGTACCGCCCGCCCACAAACTATAATGCGACACTGTTGTACCACCGGGAATATCAAACACCGGCTGACTGGATGAATCACGCGCACCACCGGTTGCCGCACTGAATGCTATGGATTGGGGCGCATAGGTACCACCTGTCACCTGATTGGCCGTACCCGCGTCAGTAGGATCACCCGTATGCAACCGGGCTTGCGTGATAACCAGCGCATCAAGCGCAATGTTTTTACCTGCTGTTGTCAAGCTCATCAAATCACCGTTTCATTGAAGGTTATATTGTCAGATACCACCGTTGAATGTTTACCGCCCGAAACGATCTGCAATTCGTGGTAATAAACGGTGTTCAGTTGCACCGTGTCCGCCTGGCTCAGCGTCACGACTATCTTGTCAGCCGCGATGACTACACCGCTTCCAACAGTTTTTGTTACCAATGCCGTCACACGATCCATGGTTGTCATGCGATACGTTGCCGCACTCACAGAGCCATACACGATGGGGCTGCCCGTTCTGGAATCCGTTACGGTTATTTCGATTTCAATATCATTATTCTGGAATGTATTCATATGCTCGCCGCAATTTGAAGCCTGTTGACCACGCCACTGATCGAATAATACGGCAACAAGCCAGCCACACTGGCGCGCCAGACTGGTGATTCCGTAGCCGGGCTCTGACCCAGAACCAGTGTGGTCACGGAACTGACCGATACCAACACACCCGCCTTGTGCGCCATCGCCAGCAACAATGCTGATGATGCCGTAGTTGAACCCGCTGACCCCGTTGCCGCTTTTGCACCGCTGGCCGCCGACCCCGTTGCCGCAGACATGGCCAACACGCCAAATGCCACCTTGAAACCATCAACCAACGACTGAGCCACATTGGACGATACCGCAAAGCCATTGCGTCGAATCAGGTTATCCGCTGCACCAATCACCGATGTCAGGGAACTTGTTTGACTATTGACCACCGCAAAAGCCGACTTGAAGCCACTGACCAGCGTTTGTAACGCATGATTCACAGGCGCATTGCCAAAGGCCTGCTTAAACGCGGTAATCGCTGTATCAGCATGATTGCTTGAAACCAGCGAACCCAGCTTTTCAATAAACTCGTTTTTTGCCCCAAAAACGGTCGTTTGCGCCAGCGCCTCAGAAATAAAAAAGCCAAGGAATGCCGCAAAGCCTGCTGTAACAGTTTGCGCTGACGCGGTCGAAGCCAGAAAACCAAACCGCGCCGCGAGGGATTGAACCTCAGCGGCAGACACATTACCCGACACCGCCACGCCCAAGGCGCTTTTTATCCCGGTCGTCACGGCATTGGCCGTGCTGGATGAAATGAGGGTACCGGCGACGTCAACTGATCCGCCTACAGGCTCCTGTACAAAGGCACCGATGTTGCCACCGTTATACCCAGTACCAACCAGCGTTGAAGTGGATTTGATACGGTAGTCTCCGCTTGCATAGTCTTCAAAATCAGCCGAGGTGATACCGGTCAGGTAGTTGGTGACCATGTTAGCGGTGGTATCTTCTGAAGCTAGATAATCTATACCGACCAGCGTTGTACCTGTGTTTTCTATATCATTGGTACTGGTACCAAACGCAAAAATATCACGGATAACGCCGTGATTACTTTTTGCTATTAACCACAAAGCTGCATGGGTAGTACTAGCATTTTCGGCTGTCATCCTTTCAACGATAAACGCGCCAGACGCCGCACGCGCCGGTGATACAAGTAATGCAGTAGCATTGGCCACACAAATACAATCACGAACTGTTGCTATCTGTGGGGACACGGGGTTTAAATTTTGTCCTATATATACAGCCTGTCTTGTATTTGCTGACGCTCCAGCCCGGTTAAATATGCCGCAACGCTCCATACGGAAGTTATATTTATAATACCCTGACATAGCAACCAGTGCTGAAGTCCACCCGCCCTCATTTTTGATCTCTAGATCATACATTTCCCAACTGCAATCAACTTGGGAACCTGTAACGTTCTCGATACCATTAGTGTTGGCCGGACACGTTAGCATCGCACCAGTACCCTCGACGCCGGTAAATTCTTCTCCGATTGCCGCACGAACCTCCACACCGTAGGGGTACGGCCCAACCACTTCAGTACCGCCAGCGCCCAAGCTGACAATACCGGTTACCTCACCAATGGCCTTGGTACCGAAGTCAGCCGACCGCATCGCAATTTCAAATTCGCGTAGCGTGGTGTATGTCGTGGCATTCTGAGGGCAGTAGACACCCATATTAGTATGCTCCGACCGGGCCTAGACTGAATGACAGGTTGTACTCTTTGGATATGAACTTGATCTTGTTATACCGCTGGGTCAGTTGGGGGTTGACGTTGACCACATAAGCAGCAGCATCGGTTACACCCACAGCACCTGCATACCGGAAAGGTGTAAATGACACGCCGTCAACTGAGGTGGCAATGTGCAGCTCGACGGAAGTGGGTGCTGGAACGTATCCAGTAACCGTTATACCCACAGATATGCCTACATGACGAGAACACTCAATAACAGCACTCTCAGCAGACTCCACAGGCACCGTGGCCAGTACAGAAGGCTCCCTGACAGCAACCACTTGCTTGAGTGTCAAACCTTCAAACTCAGGTACTGCTTTGGAGCCAATACCAATAACTACGGCTGCTTGATCTGCGTCAAGAATACCAGCCTGTACAAACGCATCCAGTAACGCGATGTTCGCCGGGAGCGCAAAGTCAAAACCTTCACGATGCTGGAGTGTAACCAGTGTTGCATCAGCCGCATTACTGAGCGGGTGGTCGTCATTGGCTGCAACACTTCTGATGGCCTTGAGCTTACCGATACTGGCCAGATAACCGAGCACGTACCCGGACTGCGCCATGCCAGCTTTTGACACTGTTCTGGCTCGCAGTTGGGCCAGCATTTCAGCATGACTTTGACCCGCTTCCAGCTCTGCTATTGCCGCTTCAAGATTCATGGGTTTTTATACCTGTGTGTTATATATCGTTTTTACAGCGCATGATTTTTGCATAGTCTATGTAATGCTTTGCTACTGAGGCTTTCATGCTGCCTGTAATACATTTAGCAAAATCTATGCAAAATACATGCTTAGAATATTTAGTTATTCCAGGCGATGGAACCGCCGACCCGCACAGCTGCCCACATCATTCGCGCTTTCCACCAGCCCATGCCCTCTACCCTCAGCATCTCGTAAAACAGCAAATCGACATGGGAGCGCGACAGCGTCATAGCTGGCAGCTTGCCTTGCAGCATGTACAGCCAGTCATGCACGATAGCCGGGCGAATGATGCGCCGATCATCGTTTGATACCAGCCAGCGAAACGCCGCCGGGATAGACGCCAGATCCGTCAACGTGCCCTTGGGTACGCCGATAACGATCAGGCCATTGTCGTAAACAACGTCTTCACCGGTACGCCACTCGCCAACGGCTAAAGAGGTCATCGTCAAATTGCGCGACTCATCGTTAAACATTATTGCTGCCCTGCGTAAAAGTCTGGATCCGTTGCGCAATGAATATGCACGCTATGCGGCGCCGACCCGGCATTCACCAGTGAGCGCACCGCGAAACGTGCCACTTGCGGCTTGTCGCAATACTCATCGACCACATACCCAGCCGCCAGTTCAACCGCACTGCAGCCGCTCAAGGCGACAAACAGCACGCACAGAAACACCAGATTACATAACCAATTGAATGCTGATTTCATCGCCAAACACCACATAGATTGCCATAAGAAAAATAATAAACAGCCCGGCGATGAGCGCGCCGAACAACATGTTCAAAAATTTATCGTGATTCATTCATGATCCTTGTGATCACGCACTCGCATCTCGTGCTGAATCAACCGCTCCTTGAACAGAAGCTCAGCGATCTTGTCGTCCAGGCGATCCAGCTTTTTATCCAGGTGCGTTTGTTGGGATTCCATCGTTTTGCGCATTTCAGCAACCCACTGCTGAACCTCCTTGCGCGTGATGGACTCGTTTTCCAGCTTTGCTATGCGCGCCTGCAGCTTGTCGTAGACGTAGGTTAATGTTTTTACCAACGTCCAAAGACCTGCGATTACGGCCAAAATGATTGTGCTGATCTCGTTGAAATATGCGTTCATCGCTCCCACCTGTCCAAGGCGTCATGCAGCGTGACATAGACCTGGCGACATTCGCCGTCTTTGATCGCGCCCCAGCGGGCTTCCTGATCACGCACATCCAAATGCAGGCCGGGCGATGGCAGCCAGTGTGGATAGACGCCAATACCGCCAAAGCCTGCCAGCCTGGCCAGCTTCACAGCCTCCAGAGCCGCATCAGGCGTTAACATGCCATCCGGCATCACATCAACCGCCAGCACTGCGCCCCAATACTCGACATTATGGCGCGACCGGATAGCAATACCCGCCCGGCGGCCAACCGCCCCCGGAGCCGACGACACCCGAACGGGCGCACCCCAGAGCTGGCGAAAACGCTCCAGACCATCAAGCACGGCCGGCGCAACGTACTCATGCCAGCCGTTAAATTCAGAAGGTTTGAAAAATGTCATTTTTCCTGCCATAAAAAAACCCGCCGAAGCGGGTTAAAAACGATGCAAAGCACTTAAGACAACGCAGCCAAAACCGCTGCGGAGCCAATCAAAACAGCAGCAATCAATGCGGCCGCACCTAACATGTAACCTACTCTGTCAGCGGCTTCAGTCGTCATTTTCCCTTTAACCTCCAGGTTGGATTTGCTAAAATTCTTCACAGGATCAATCCTTGTTTCAGAAGGGTTGAGATCAGAAACCCGGATGTGTTGACGCACTTTCGGGTTTTGCTTTATTTGGGCATAAAAAAACCCGCCGAAGCGGGTTAAAAACGATGCAAAGCACAATTGGACACGCGAAAAAAAACCCCAATGTATTAGATCGGGGTTTTGCTTTTTGCGTACTGCGCCCAGTGTGGTGTTTTTTTACCCTAATCGGCTAATCATGTCAACCGTTTTCTTATGCCTTCAGCCGGGTTTCGATTTCGCGCCAGCTCTGGCGTGGTTTGTCTAAATGGCAACTCCATTGCCATACAAGTTCTTGTATAAATATATAAGCACCTGCATAATTGACAAAACAAAAGGAACCAAGTCTCTTATGACAAAACCGCTTAAATTCGTTGGCAGCAGCAAAGATGATCTGATGGATTTTCCGTTTGAAGCTCGTCGTGATGCTGGCCATGAACTGTGGCAGGTGCAGGCCGGTTTGATGCCTAGTGACTTCAAGCCCATGCCCGGCGTTGGGTCTGGTGCTTATGAAATTCGTATTCATGTGCAGGGGGAGTGGCGGGTTATTTACGTCGCCAAGCATGTTGAAGCGGTTTACGTGCTGCACGCATTCCAGAAGAAAACGGCCAAGACCCGCAAGGAAGATGTTGATCTTGCGGCACGTCGATACAAGCAAATCGGAGATTGAACCATGAACAACGAACAGATTATTGAATCCTGCGGCAATGTATTTCTTGATCTGGGTTTTTCGCCTGAAGAAGCTGCGATTATGGCGATGCGATCCGAGCTTATGGCCAAACTTAGACTGACAATAGACGCCCGTGGTTGGACTCAAGCCGAAGCCGCAAAAGTGCTGCATGTCAGCCAAGCACGTGTCTCCGACCTGGTACGCGGGAAATGGGATAAGTTCAGCCTGGATATGCTGATAACCTTAGCTACCCGCGCAGGGCTGCATCCAAAGCTGGAGCTGGCCGCTTAAGCAGAATAAACGGTGTCCGGGGTCTGCAAAGCGTTTGGAGCACCGGATCATAATCCCCCCACCGCCTGCAAGCCCGTATAATCGCGGGCAGGGCGGTTGTAAATCACATCCTCACTCACCATCACCAGATGCACGGCTTTGGCTTTGGACAGCTTCAGGGTGGCCAGAGAACATTCAGCCGCTGCAGCGCGTACCCGGCAGTTGATATGCCGTCCCGATGCGTCCCGCCAGGGCACAAAAGCAAAAAAGGCGGCGATGTATTGGCGGGGGCTTAACGCACCAGAGCGCATAAGAGCGTCAAGACGGCTGAAATCGCTCTTTAGGCTACCAGACATAGGGCAGTGGCCAAAAACGCCGCCACGGGCTCCAGAATCAACGAAAGCGGACTTTTTAGGATAACCGTTGGTGGAATTGTCGTCAGACAGCACCTGAGCCCACCAAGCCAACAAATTTTCCGCTTTTTCTGCTTTCATTTTTTAACCCCTGGTAAATATATTAACCGTAATACCGCGTAAGTTATTGAATAATATATATAAGTTGACGCAGTTGAAGTGAAGTTGAAGCAAAGTTGAAGAATTTACCGTTCTATCTTTTTGATATTTATAGAGAAGTTGAAGAGTTGAAGAATTTTGATGATTTTCTCTTACGCGCGAGAAAATAAAATATTCTGTAACTAAAAATAAGCCCACACATATACGCGTATATTATGTACGCGTAGCGCGCGGGCGCGTAAATTCTTCAACTCGTCAACTTTTCCATACTTTTCATACAGTTACGCGTGAAAATTCTTCAACTTTGCTTCAACTTCACCTCAACTGCTTCAACTTTTACTTAAAAATCAACGGGTTAACGTGAATTTTCGAGCGTATCCTGAAAGCTCTGATAGCACTCACCCAACCATTGCGCCTGAATTTTATCCCCCGGTATCACGCCAATGATGAAAAAAGACTGCTGCCGCCGCTCGGACATTGACAGCTCATAGTGCAAATTTTTCCGCATTGGCACCCGCCTGGACAGTAAATTTGTCAATTTATTGCGCCCCAAACTGCTTTCACCCGACTTGTTACACCACTTTTTATAGACCTCATAGAGCTGCGAAACAGCACAGGTCGCATAAGGAACATCCAGATGGCCGTTCTGCCACTCGAACAGAAAGAACTCCCAGGTCGGTTTTGAGAATTCTATCAGCCTGTCCTTGGCTTCTGTCATCGGCGGCTTGGTATGAGGCGTGAAATCACCCAACGGATAGCGTAACAACCAATGATAAAAAGACTCAATACCGCCGTGACGAATTTCGTAATCAACCCGCTCCTGCATGGTTTCGGCCATTTTTTCTTCCGGCCAGATCACCAGAAAGCGCCGGTCTGAGGGCTCCAGCGGAAACGGCATGATCTCGTTACTGAGGAATACCGAGTTCATATGGTTAGCCTCTTCCCAGCTCGATACAAATTTCTTTTCGATGCGCACTTTGGCACCGGTAATCATCTGTTTGAGCTTGCCAAGGTTCTCATGCTTGCCATCGCGGCTGAACAACTCTTCGAACACGCCATACAGCAGGCGGCTTTGCCAGTCCGTATAGGGTGTTTCCATTTGATGCTGCCCAAGGGTTGCGCCGTAGTCGCCATAGATCGGGCGCATGATCACATCAAACAGAAATGACTTACCGCTGCCATGAACTTCCGAGTGCATCAGCACGCCGGTGGCCATCTTCGCGCCAACGTGCTGCAGCGGATAAGCCAGCCAACGTATTAACCACTCCCAGACCTCAGAATTACCGTTGCACAAATACCAGGACAGCTCACGTATGGCGCAGCATTTATCGGCATCGGGATCTGGCGTCAACGGCAGACCGGCGAACATGTTGATATGTGCCGCAGGGTCTACCGACTGGGTAGGATCAAATACCAGATTTTTCTTCAGGATCTGCTTGCGCTCAGGATGCCGCAACCAGATATCCATCAAATCCGGCATGGCGCACTTCAGATCCTCAATGTTGACAATATCCCGGATCGAATGATCCCAGACCGTTTTTGAAGGATACAGGTAGGTGAAACGATCCAGTGCTTCATTGACACCCACGCCGCTAGACTGATCTTTACTGTCTTTTTGTTTGGCCGCGATAGCTTTGATCACGTCACCCGGGTGAACACGCCTTTTCGTTGGTGAGTCATACCAGTTTTTGGCAACCTCGCGACCGACAACTGAATAAAACGCCATTTTTTTCAGCTTGCACTGCTCATGTGCGTCCCACACATCGGTTGTGCCGTATATCAGCAAATAGCGATCCATTGATTGCGCCCCCTGCTCATTATCAGGGGGTGCGGGGGAATTATCCGACAAAGTCGGGAAATCCTCATCAGATGGGGCAGGGGAAGAATCTTCAACAACGTCCGGCGCAGCATCGTTTGCGGCTCGATGCCTGAACGCTTCCCTTGCCTGTTCCATCTGCCTGCGCACTTCATCCGCGCCAGCGACACAATACAAATCGTTGAAGTCCGTCAGCATGACACCGCCTCAACAAAGGCAGGCACAACCACCACCGCGCCGACCGCATTGGCCGCCGTGGTCGCTTTCGTCATTCCCGGGTTGCCCGGTGTTGCGACATCGTTATCACCGGCCACAATGATATCTGCTTCAGGGTGTAGCTGGCGCACTGCCTTGGCGACAGGTATCAGGTTTTCAGCGTCAAACGCGATCACAACAGGCCAGCCCGTTGCACAATGAATAGAAGCACCCGTGGCGTAGCCTTCGCAGATCACCAAAGGCCGACTGGGCACAACCTCGCCGATCAGGTGAAAGGCACCGCTTTTCGCCGTGCCCGTCAGAAACTTTTTACAGCCCTGCCCATCAATGAATTGCAAGCCCACAAGGTCACCGGTAGCCGATCGTACAGGCACAATCACCGACCCACGCGAAAACTTCACACCATAAGCGGGCACTTTCTTTCGCGCCAGATATTCCGATGGACCGTCCCCCGGCAGCGAAGCCCAAACTTTTGCCGCTCTTTTTGCGGCATCCTCATTACGCGCCAACTTTTCCGCGCGCACCGCTGCCAAGCATTCACGCTGGCGCTTCTTCATCTGCTCGCGCTCGAAATCATCCAGCCCGGTGCTTTCCTGCCTGATCTTGACACCTTCGCCACCATGCAGCTTCCAATTGCCATACATGCCTGAATAGTAGGTTCGACCATTGCGCGCCATATATTCATGGATGATGTACCAGCCGCTTTGCTTGCTGCCCTTGTCGCCTTCGACCTTGCAGCGCCGGAACTCATTAATGAGGGGATGATCGACCAAGAGGCCGACACTGTGCAGCTGAGAGACAACATTGTTAAAATCAGACATGGCGTTGCCTCTTGTTTTTGCGAAATGTTTTGACCATACTGGAGTCCTTGTTATCAAACCCGCCGAGGCGTTAGCGCGCCGATGACGCGGGTTTTTTGTTGCCTGCATTTACCCGACTTGGCGGGTTATCCCCGTTCTGATACGCTTAAAGCACCACACTCCAACACACCAGAACAGGGAACCCATAACCATGGATGCCAATCCATTACCCCAACTCACCCTTGAAATCTGGTACAAACTCATGATCGCTGTTGGCTTCATTCTCGTTATTCTCAGCCTTACCACTGACTTAAAATTTGATAATCTGGCGATTTTCGCCATGGGCTGGGGCTTTTTCTTTGCCGGCAGCGGCGAATGGATCAACCACCCCCGCCACACCGTTATGCAAACCGTATTCGGCCATCCCATGATGGGAACCGGCGTGCAGCGCATCAATCAGCCGCTGGGCGTTAGTCTGGACGCATTCGGCCTGCTGCTGCTTGTATTCAGCGTTTACCAGTTGGTAATCTCGCTGCCCTGACACCAGCGCCGCCACCTTTCGCGCGATTTCCCCGCGGGACACACCGTCCCGTAATTGTTGCGTTAGCCAGTCTTTGCCAAGCCGCGATTCGATCTCTGCCAGTCCCTCGCCGGGACGTTGCGCGTCGATGAGCTCATCTATTTCTTCCACTGTGTACATCATGCCCCCAGGGACTGCGTAACCCTTCGCTGATCAGGCTACTTCTGCTATTGTTTTTATTGTTTCGAGCATTGTTTCGCGGCTTTGTTTTTTCGCTTGTGCCAGATAAAGCTTCGTCATGGCGCGCAGCACAACATTCGGCGCTATACCCGTGTCGCGGCTAATTTCCATGATTTCGATGTAGTCGTCCAGGCGATAGCGTGGGCGCATGTCGTATTCGTGCAACCTGGACGATATGCCCAGAGCTTCTTTGACGAGTTCCTTGCTCATGAATTTTTCCTTATGCCGGGTTTTTGTTGTCGCAGAAAATATCAGGCCGCAAATCGCTGCATTTAACTTCTCCGTTAGTTGCAACTTCTATGTCCCGGCAACGCTCGGCAGGGACTCGCCGTTTGCCACTGGCCCACTGATGCACTAAAACCGGTGTCAAATGCAGCGCTTTTGCCAGTTTATTCTGGTTTCCGCGACGTTCATTGACGTACTCAAACAGTTTCATATCGCCCCGCTCATTGTTTATTTGAATTAATTTAGCGTATCGCTAAACGCTTGTAAAGCATTTCGCCAATTCCAATCTTTAGCGTTGCGCTATCTAATATGAAAATGATGCAAACAATCGCGGAAATTCGACGACATAACCTAAAACTGCTTATCTCAGAATACGGCAGCGCAAAAGCGTTGGCTGACGCACTCGACAAGCAACCTGCCCAACTTAGCCAATGGGTTAACGCATCTCCGGACTCAAAAACAGGAGTGCCGCGCGGCTTGCGCGATAACACAGCACGCGAAATAGAACGCTCCACCGGAAAACCGAAAGGATGGATGGATACCCCACCGCAAGGCGTCAACGATAACCGACGCCTACAACACAACCCACCGACAACCCTGAGCCACAGCGTCGCAGCACTAATGCAGCAGATTGCCCTAATGGAAGCGGCTGGCGAACTGGATGAGGCAAAGATCAAAATCTTGTCGGATCTGCTGGCCGTGTTTCGGGGCGGGTAACTCAAAAATAACAAACAAGAGACAACAACTATGGCACTGAATCGAATGGAGCGTATTCTAATCCTGGCAAAGACATACCCCTCACCCAGCGCGCAATACGTCGAAACTTCGTGTGTTGCTGGCATCAGCGAGGAAGGCGCTATGCGCCGGCTCTACCCCGTGCCGTTCCGGTTAATTGAACACGATCAACAGTTCAAGAAATGGCAATGGATTGACGTTCGCGTTGAGAAGGCCAACAAGGATCACCGGCCCGAGAGCCACAAGCTCTACATCGACACGATTACCTGTGGAAACGAAATCGACACCAAAAAGGAATGGGCGGCCCGGCAAGAATGGCTGGACAAGATTCCAGCGTTCGATAGCTTCGACGCCCTTGAAGCTGGAAGACGCAGCAAAAACCTGTCAATTGCGCTATTACGCCCGAAAAGGCTGGTCAAACTCGAAATAAGCAGGGCGCGAAATCAAGACTGGACAGAAGAGGAAAAGGAGAAGCTGATGCGAGAGCAGATGCAAGGCGACCTCTTTTCCGAGGCAGAGGCTAAACAACAGATGAAGGAGTTGCGCAAGGTACCGTTCGATTTTTACTACCGGTACGTATGCGACACACCCAGCGGCGAAAAGGAGCACAGACACAAGATTGTT